CTAGTTATCATTTTTATATAAACTATCGAACACAGTATTGATTTTTTCTTTATCCTGATCTTCAAGCTCTCGAACAATATGAAGATAAGTAGACATTGTAGTTTCTAAACTGCTATGTCCTAAACGTTTCGATACGCTAAGTATATTTACTCCTTGATAAAGTAAAATAGATGCATGTGTATGCCTTAGTCCATGCAAAGTAAATTGCTTTTCAATCCCTAATTCTTTTAATTTTTTGCGCAAATATTTGCTGACGGCGTTTGATGAAACTAATCCATTTTTTAAGTTGAAAAAAACAAAATTATGAGGGTTTTTGATTTCAAAATTCTCGAATAATTCTTTTTGATTGATTTTAAACTTTTTTAAGAGATCAATCGTATGTTTATCAATGGAAATTTTCCTATTTGAAGTTTCGTTTTTTGTTTTTCCCCATTCATTTAATTTATAATTCCATGTTTTATTAATAGTGATGATTTGATCTTCGAAATCGATATCTTCCCATGTTAATCCTAGAAGTTCAGCAAATCGCATTCCAGTGGCACCAGCAACTAACACGAGCATAGGAGAAGAGTACTGCGCAGAAAGGTTTTCTTCTACGAGTTTCATTAAAGATTTAAATTGATCATAATCTAAATATTTATCTTCTTTTGGCTTCAATGAATCTTTTCCTTTGATTACTGCTTTTCTAGTTGGATCAAACGGAATTAATCCTTCTTCTACGGCATCTTTCAACGACGCTCTAATATGGTTATTAAACTTAATAACGGTAGATTTTACATGGTCTTTAGCATACTTATTTAAAAAGCGTTGATATCCCACTCTATCTAAATCAGAAATCAATACCGCTGGCATATATTTCTTTATGTTCATTAACGTATCTTCGTATTTTCTATAAGTGATAGGAGATACTGTTCCTTCTTTATAAAGTTGCATCCAATCCTCAAAGTAATCTGATAATAATAGATTTTTGCGATCCCCTTTAAGGCCTTTGTTCAAGTTATATTCTAATTCGTTGGCGGCATCTTTTGCTTCTCCTTTTGTCTTAAATCCTGATTTTCTTATCTTCGTGTATTTTCCGTCATCTTTTTTGTATGAAATTTCGTATTGCCAACTATTTCCACGTTTGACTAATCTTGCCATAATTGAATCAGCTCTCTTTCTCTGATACAATAGGAACTATAAAGAAGCCCATTGTTTGGGTTTTATTATTTTTTGCACATCCTTTTTGCTTGCCGGCGCAAGGATGTGCTATTTGTCGTTTTAATGGTATAATTGGATGTGTATTAGATCATCCAATCAGAGGTGTTTATTATGATTAAAGTGATTTTTAAAAGAATAACTGAACTTCCAGAGTTTAGATTATTTGTTGATTATTGGTATGTCTGGTTTTTTATTGTTGCATTGCTGATAGGTCTAGATGTCATATTAGAAAGAAAACTTAAGTAAGAGTTGAGTTAATAAATTGAATTCCTAAATGAGATATTTTGTAGCCCATATTTTGTTTGCCGACATCACCTAATACTATGGAGCTAATCGTTTTTTCTAACAGACCAAAATCAGATAATCTATTTAAGCTACCATCTATTAGCTCTTGTGAATAGCCAGACATGCTGATATTTCCAGTGAAATTTTCGTTTCCACGACTCATTAAGCATGCTAACAATTGAATCTCAATCGATGTTAATTGATTCAGTACAAGAAGATAATACTCCTCGTTATCCCATGAAGCGTTGTTAATTCGAAGTAAACAATTCTTATAAAGATTTTTATACATATCTATTTTATTTTGTGCCTTTGATTTTTCTACCTCGTCATTTATCCCTTCGAATATTCCAATGAGTTGGTCCTTGTTCTCTAAGTTGAAAACATCTTCTGGAATTTGATCGCGAATGTTTTCTAATGATTCGTTTAAATTTTTGTAGAATTTCTCGATGCGTTTGAAACGCTTCTCGTTTTTAGACCCAAAATAAAGTGACTGCACAACGCCACCAATATAAGGAATTGCTCCAATACCGCCTTCAACTATTAATTCAAGATATTCTTTTTTGGTTAGTTTTTCATTGCTATTATCCATAGTTACCTCCTATTTTGTCATTTCCTTTACAAGCATTGTGACTCCTGATGGCACTCTTTTGTATAGGTTTTATTATTGTGCACAATCTAACTCTTAGTGGGGCGTGGTTCATTTATTTTTTACTTACTTTACTATTAATCATATCCCATTGAGCATAGGATTTTTCTATGTTCGATCCTCTTGAACTAATTTCTCCTGTAAAAGTTACTTTATCGCCCTTTGTAAAGGTATCAGCATTGTTTAAGTCCTTCGCAAAAATTACATATGAAACTTTAGGTGTTGCAGAAATATCATTCCAACTTTTATCATCGTACTCTTTGTCTGCTATAATGGCTATTCTAGTAGTCATTGATTCGATAACAGTTCCTTCAAAAGTATATGTTTTACCACTAATATATTTAGTAAAAGCTGTATTTTGCTCAGTAGCTGGAGTAATAGAATAATAACTATCTAAGAAAGCACCCCAGTCATGATTATTTGTCTCTAAAAATTCTTCAAATTGAGTTAGGCTTTTATTGCTGCTGTTAGATGTAGTAGTTTGAGTATCAGATGATGAGCTTTCCTGTTTGTTATTGTCATTTGCCTCGTTTGATGAGGAAAGCGAGAAACCTACGGTAGTAAAAATAATCCCGATAATAAGGAGAATCATAGGTGTTTTCTTATTTGTTTTTTTGATAAATCTTACAATTAACATGATTAAACCTATAATAAATAAAACAATACCAGTAAAACCAAATATACCGTCCATTAATAGATCCTCTTTCTCTTTTGATATTGAATATTATAAACCAAGCAATTCTTTTTTCTTAAAATCGAATTCTTCTTGATTAATAATCCCTTCATCTAACAACTCTTTATACTTTTTAATTTCATCTGCACTTGAAATTTGTGTTTCTTTGGAATTATTATCTAATATAGATTGTTGCTTCTCTATATATTTTTTTAAATTCTCCATTTCATTCCAATATTTTTTTGTAAACATAATGGTGTTTTCATCTTTCGTGGCTGCTAATATTCCTCCACGACTTTCGTTTCCACCCAGCAGAGTAAATTGTATATAACCATTGCTCATACCTGGTTTTTTTAATTGTACTGCTGATATATTTTTAAAGGGAATAGTTTTTTCTCCTTTAATACCTTGATTAACTAAATTTATAAATCCTTTTCTAATAATTGAAATAGAATCATCAGTTACTTTGATCAAGGTTTTTCCTGGAGATTTTATTAAAATCTCTTTTTCCATTTTTTCTTCCTCATTTCTATGATATGATTTTTTTGTAGAAGCTCATATATGAGGAAAGAGTCCGTGTTGCAGCACGGGCTTTTTTATATAAGAAAACGATAAGCGCTTTCTGGAAGTCCGTAAAGATTTTTTAATTCCTCAATTCGTTTAGGATATTGATCGTTGTCTTCTTTGTATAGAGAAACAATGAGATTAGCAGCAAAACAATTAGCTTCGCTTTCAGATTTGCTTCTAGATGTTCTTGTCGATACATAGTAACTGGATAAGCCACGATGAAAAATAGCGTGACCTAATTCGTGAGCGCAAATGTAGAATCTTTCCTCAGAGTCTCGCAGTTCATCATTTAAAAAGATTATTGCACGATCTCTAATTTCTTGAAACTGCCCTTTGGGATTTTCGATAAAAGGAACGTATTGAATTTTAATGCCCATCTTTTCACAAATATAAAAAGGATTAGCGGACTGGTAATTCCGCTTCAACTCCTCGACTAAATTAATCGTATCCATCTCCATAAGCTCACATCTTTTTGCCTTTTTCTTTGTCTTCTTTCACAATATCCCAGAAAGTCGCTATAAGGATATCTTTTACGCGCTGTATTTGTTCGGGTGTCAATGTTTCCCCACCATAAGACATATTAACATTTGAGTCTAGTAGTTTATCAAGTTCAACCACTTCCTCTTTTGTAGCCCATTTGGGAACATTATTATTTCCCAATAAATAATCAGTTGTGACCCCAAAATAATCAGCAACTTTCTTTAAGTTCTCAGATTTTGGTGAGGCTTTATCCCATCTTCTTATTTGTCCATTAGAAATGCCTACCTGTCTTTCTACTTCTGCTATAGTCACATGCTTTTCATCTGCTAATTCTTTAATCTTAGTAACTAAACTCATTATTATCAACCTTTCAAAGCTGAAAAGAAAATAAATAGCTTAAAAGTTATATTTTTAGTTGACAATTAGCTTTTAAGCTAGTATATTTAATTTGTAAGCTAAATTGTTAGCTAAATAAGAGCAACAAAAATATCTATTAATTAAAAACATTCTCTCGGTCGCCAAACTTAGAAATGTTATTTTAGAGGCTTTTTATAAGGCTTATTTAACTATGTATTTATAATAGCTTAAAAGCTAATAGGTGTCAATGATTTAGCTAATTTTTTAGCTTACAAATCATTTTTTAGAAAGGAGCTGTTTTTATGTCTGAGAATTTAGACTTAAAAATTCGGGCAGAGATGAGAAAAAGAAGAATGACTTTCAAAGAACTAGCTGCGCTTGTTGGTATTTCAGGAGCTTATTTATCAGATATTCTAAACGGCAATCGTGATGGAAAAAAAGCTCAAGAACACATAGAAACTGTAAAAAAAATATTAGGTATTCAATAGGAGGAACAGCTAATGCAATATCTAGAAGCAAAAATCCCAATTCCAGAAGGCTATGTAATTATCTCCCAAGTGGATTACGAGGAGTTAAAAAAAGCTGATGATACTGGTAGATGGATGACGTTACCAGAAGTGCTAGAACGGATTAACAGAAAATATGATTGGTTTACTTCTAGAGTTTTAAAAAACCCAAGATATAGAAATATTATCGATATCGAAAAAAACAAAAATGGATTTGTCTATTATCCAGTTGAAGGAAGAGACACATATCTATTTTTAAGAAGTAAAACACTTGAATTTTTAGAAACAAATTTTTCGGAAATCTTAAGGAGGCAAGCGGATGGGAAAATTTAATAGAGCACTAGTATTCAGCGCACCACTAATCATCTACGCTTTAGGACTTTGGGGAAGCAAACAAGCGTTGATAGGGACAATCGTTTACATGGTTTGGATTTTTATGGGGCTTGATGAAGCTGAGCACAGAGCGAAAAAAGCCAGTTGGGAGGGACTGACTAAAATATGATTTTTTTATTTTTGTTCCTTTGGGCTGCTATTGCGTACTTCATCCAGCTCCTTGTTGTCAAAGTTGCTCTTATTTCTTTTAGGAAGAACAAAAGAAAATAGCGCTATAAATGAAAGATAAGTAGCCGCTACATTAAACTGTTCTTTTGAAAAAGTTACAGTCATCGGAATGATAATTGATATTGAGGAAGTAATCTTAATTAAAAATATAGCAATATTTTCAACATCGCGTTGGTTTTTATTTAACATTGTCCAACATGTTTTAGCAACAATAAAAATAATTACACATGATATTAGCACACAGACTGAAAAAAGTTTTAGAAATGCGATGTAGTCAATGTTATTGAACTCCTTCAAAATACTATTTTTATTCAATGTAATAAAAGGAATTTTTTTAATTGAAGACAGGAAAGATAAGGTAATAAACAGAATTATATATATGGTTAAAGTCGCAGTAAGAATGTAATTGAGCTTTTTCCTCATAGAATCACCTCACTTTCTAACGAAAATTATACCAAAAAGGAGAGAAGAAATAATGCAAGAATTAGTAATTTTGAAAAATAAAGAAGCTGTAACTACGAGCTTACAAGTGGCAGAAAGTTTCAAAAAGAAACATAAGCATGTACTAGAAGCAATTGAATCAATAAAAAGATCGGTCGAAAATTCGGCCAATGTTGAAGATGGGTCCAATTTTGGACAGATGTTTGTGGAAGGGAACGAGCCAGACTCATACGGAAGAAGTCGGAGAGTTTATTTCATGAATAGAGACGGATTTTCCTTGCTAGCTATGGGATTCACTGGAAGTAAAGCAATAAATTTCAAACTAAAATTTATTGAAGCTTTCAACGAAATGGAAGATGTTATTCGGAAGAATACTGTTCCTCAAACAATTGAAGACATGATGATCTATCAATTAGAAGAAATGAAAGATGTTAAAAAAGATGTTTCCATGCTTAAAGATACTATGCGAATTAGCGGACAACAAGAGTTTGAAATTAAGCAAAAAGGAAATATGAAAGTTATGGGAGTTCTAGGGGGAAAAGAAAGCCGAGCTTATGAAGAAATCAGCAAAAAAGTATTCTCAAAATTTTGGTCTGAATTTAAACGTACCTTTTCAATCCCAAGATATGGCGAGTTACCTCGTAAGAGATTCGATGATGCTGTTTCATTTATTGAAATGTGGTTGCCAGAAACTGCGATCCGTATGGAAATTGATCAACTGAACAGACAACAAAGACTTTTCGGTGATGAAAATGAATAGAGCTGAAGCGCTAAGAATAGGGACGGCAATTGCTAATTGCTGGTGGAAATACTATAAACCAATCATCCTAAGCCAACAACATATTGACAAGCAAAAAGCATGGCAACAAATAAAAAAGTGACTCCGCCGGCAAGCAAAGAGTCACAAAGAAAACACATCATAAGGAGATTTTAGCATATGGAAAAAGAACTTTCCACTCTAGATCAATATTTGATTGATCCTGATTGGGGCAAGCCGAAAATTGAGGAAACAAGTGGTCGAAAAATCAGACGAAATCTTTTGACGAATGAAGAACTAGCTTGGGATCAAGATGATTTAGGCAACCATGTAACTATTTGGGATCATGTTTATCTTATCCATCTATCGAAGCATTCGAATAAACCTGAATATATTTACGTCATCGAAGATGGCTTGATTGATGCGCTA